GTATTGAGGCGTTCATCCGCCGCTACTCTTTGAGAAAATGCCCTTTCTGATCCGGCTCTCCGAAACAGCGATCCAGCCTCGACTTCCTTGGCCGTTTGAATAGCACCGCCCGCCGCCCGTAGAGCATCAGCCTCACGGAACCCAATGGCACCCTTCAGTATGGTTCCACCGGCCTTGAACAGGCCCGCATCGTTATCTTTTAAGAAGTCCATCGGTAAAAATCACCTTCCAAATGTTCCCAGCCGAGTTTACCTAACACTTCCGCAGACTCCGGTTTTGAATCAACTTTTGCCATACAAGAACGCTTGCCTATTATTCTCATTATTTCTTTGGCTCCCCTTGCTCGGGCCAGTGGATATTTAGCCAGTTCATCATCATACTTGGCGAACGCCACAGCCATTTCGTCTTTGTAATAAAGGCCCCCTATTCCAAGAACTCTTCCATCCACTTCGACGACGCTGGCCCGAAATGACGGTGAAAAACCTTCTCCGTAGAATTGAACAACGTCCTCTCTGGTGGCGGGCCGGAATTTAGGGCTTCCGGTCATAAGTGCCTAGACCCAAAATAGCCGCCAATAATGTCACGGGGCGCGGAGCATTGGCTTCCAAATAGAGCCGCGTTTCAGGGTCGGCATCGCCGGGGAACGTTATCGCCGGAATCGTTATGTCCAGATGAACATCATCGGCATCGACAATAGCGCCTTTAATGTTCTTCGGCAGATTGTCCATATTATCGAAAGAGCGCCCGAACTTGAGTCCCTGGTTATGTGTGTTTTCGATCATCAGCGCGATATTACTAATGCGTTCCCTTTGGGTTAACGGGGTGGAAAGACTAGCGGCGGCGGGCAAAACTCCGGACTTCCAGCGACCCTTGTAGGGTAGCCCGACAATGCCTTGACTGGCGGAATAAGAGGAGCCGCTGTTGGTCAGGGTGATAGAGCCGGAAGATACGGTAAAGGTGGCTATTTCATCATTTGTGTCACGGAGGCACATTCCGTCCGCCCACACGACCACGGACTCGCCTTCAAGATGTTCGATGGCATCGACGGTAGAGGACGCCGGATTATTGATGAACATCATAAACGAGTCGGCTTGACAATTATAAGTCTCGCCAATGCACTCCGACTCCAGGGCCCATTTCTCAAGGTAGCGTTTATCAACCCCGTTTATTACCCGCTTAACCACATAGTAGACGACATCCTCTTCAAAGCCGGGAAGAACAATTACATCCTCAATGACGCCGTTCACCCAGTCAGCATCCCCAGTCTCAATATTAACAAAAGCCTTTACGTCTTCGGTTGGGTTAAAGATCAGGACCGCCACGGTGCCATCGGCTCTGAGGAAATGAACCCGCGTGTCAGGTTGCCTTTGAACCGCAATCCTCACAATTCCAGGGTCGCCAATATCAGGGACCAAAATAGTCAAATCAAGGGACGTATAATCGAAGGCTTCAAGGTTGTCGAATTCAATCAGATAAACCCTAAAGCCCCCTCTTTGGACAAAAATGCCACGGTGGTCAACGACCACGGCACCGATGGCCGAAGACCCTTGGCTGGACGCAACTTTCAAATTGAAATTGGTGGGCGTCAGCGGTTCGTCTTGGGTGCTGGAGCGGGCCGAAAGTTCAAGGCTTTCCGTTCCAATTACAAGGCGTTGCAAACCAAGAAGGAAATTAAATGAATCAACAGGGCCGACACCGACCGACCGGATGATTGGGCCGGAATCTCCCTCAACTTCATCATCAAAGGAAGCGAAGGCATCGGACACTGATGCCAAGATAAAGTCCTTTCCAACCCACCATAAGCGGCCCTCGTAGATAACAACGGCACTCGGAAAGCCACGAACGTCGTTCCAAATCCCCTCATTCCAAGCGACGGTTGATGTGGTTCTACCCATGCGATTCAGTATGGCGATATTGACGACGGTGGCAGATGTGTATTTGGTCACGCGGCAAGTTCCGGTGATGCCGCCACCGCTGAATTCCAGGGTGCATGTCGCCGTGCCTGAAGTGAAATCCCCCCCCTGGACGCCAATTCGATAGAAGACGATTTCGTTGTCTAATCCGTCATCAAGTGTGGTGTTCTGGTTCGCCGTGTAGGTGGCTACATCGGTGAACGAAGCTTCGTCGTCAACTGATCGCTCTAGCGTGACCGTGGCAGTCCAAGTGCCGGTAATGTCAATGTCGAATACCCGGCTGTCGCCAACCCCGGTGACGCGAATGACATCTGAAACTTGGTTTTCGTCATCAACGGCTATCGAAACCTTCTGCCCGACTGACCGCAACCGGAACAGACTCCCAACATGTTCGGGTTTAAAATAGTCTTGAGAGGCGGTCAACGTAGTGTCGCCGGACAAAGCCGCCGCCGTCATAGTAAGAGTGGTAAGATTGAGACTTCGGAACGGGCCGTCTTCCGTTTCGTATTTTACCAGTGACCAAGATTCGCCCCCGCGCCGTTCAATCCTTCTTTGCTGGAACCCGTTGCAGGCGACAAAGATAACATCGCCTGACTGATACCAGCGTAAATTATCAAGGTCTGCCACTCTCCACGGTGCCGCCAAGGTCATCATGCCAGCGGACTCAATGGCAATTGAATCGACAAGAACGCTGTATTGAGTCCTTGAAGAGAAACGAATATGGAAATTGCTTGAAGGGGTGAAGACTAGGGAATGCTGTCCAGTGCCCAAAGTCTGTTCGTTAATGAAATCTTCCGCACCAGAGGACGAACCACACCGGAAAAGTACCGGGCCTCTCTCAATGATGATTTTCAAACCGTGTTTAACGCCAATATCCGCCGTCGCCACGGTGACTTGCTGATCGCGGATGGCTCGGTTGAACCGTGTGCCCGCAAGATCAAGATAGCCGCCGGTAGCAAATTGCGAAGTCGCCCCGGCTTCATCATTATCGGTCCAGCCGGTTAAATTAGAGGTGAACAGGCCGTTTGAGATAGTGGTTGAAAGACCTACTCTGGTGACAATCTGTTCGTCAACGCGAACCCGCATGGTCGAATCCGTGATCTCGACGATGGCGGTGTCATCTGCTGAAAATACGAAATCCAAGTGCTTGGCTTCGGCATTCCCGTTGGTGGAATCAATGAATTCCAAGCCCGGCCTTAAAGTCATGGACCCAAGTGTTCTTGGCATCCAGTTCACGGAAGACTCAGCCGCCAGCGCAACCCGCTTCACATCAACACGGGCCACGGCTCTTTTGTCGATTATGCCACGATTGAATATGGCGAGAGGGGCATTATCCTTTGCCATTTGGTTACCCTGTCAAGTTGCTTCGGGAACCTCTATCGCGGTGCCCCCCGCCACGGCCACGTCTTGCGCTGGCCCACCCGCCGGGGGCGTGAAACTTGGCCCCCTCATTCCAGGCATCGTTTGATTTAGCAATCTGCAAAGCGTTCTGCGCGAGTGCGAAGACTTTTTTTACATCAGCTTCGCTCTGGAAAACGCGGTGGACTATTTGGGATGCAAGATACGCCTCGAAATAATTCACGAACGCCTGGGTCCAAACAGAAAGGTCGGAGCCGTAGGATGAATCATCGGAAACATATTGGACATAAATGGTGTCGATGTCTGCCCACCAATATTGCTGTTCGTCATTGAATTCCCGGTGAGTCATTGAATTGGAAAAATATTCATCGCTTGCAAGACGAACGGTTTTTTTCCAGTCGGACGGTTTTGAAAAGGCACGGGAAAAACTAAATCCAGGGTCAGAAACCGAAGTGTCGTAATTAATCTCGATTGTCCGAATGGCGAAGTTCCAATTGCCTTGCTCAAGGGTGAATCCAATCGCGTTTTCATCATAGGCTTCATGCAGAAGCCGCCTGTTTTCGACGGCATCCGTGAGCGCGGCAATGGACGCCTGACCTAGTACCCGGAGAGCGCCTTTATACAGGGTCAGTTTCGAGGTTGCCATGATTTAGCCGTGGGCTTTGATGTGGCCGGACATCCATATAACGGCCTGTTTCTTGGTATCAAATCCGTCCTTGATGCGTTCATTATCATCCTTGCGGATGATGCCCCATTTCAATGGCGGGCTTATCCATTTGACGAAATATTTCTCGGCGTCGGTGTCGCTCTGTACGTCGATGGGGAACAACTGAAGTTCCTTGACCGTTGCTTGGTGCTGGTCGGCATACAGGCAGAGATAAATCCCGTACCAAGTGCCGTCCTTGGGCATAACGCGGATTTCCGTCATGGCCTTCATCTTCGGAGCAACATGCGCCCAAAATATCGGGTTTTGAACGTCTTCGGGCATGGTGCCGATGGGCGGATAGGCCGTATACATTCCCTGTACCTGTTCGGTCGGCTGGAAATCGGCTTCGGCAATTTTCCTGACCCGTGGGAGGTCAACAACGTTCTTAGTCTCGTCTTGGGCCTTATTCATCGCCTCGGCAATGGCCGTGGCTTCGGATTCTTCTTCAGGTTCCGGTGTCGAGGTTTCTTCTGCTTGTGAAGATTCTTTCGCTTCAGCCATTTGTCTTCCTCTCATAAAAAGGGGTGACTGGCCCCGGAATGGGGCCAGTCAGTTATCCTTCGGTGTGAAGTGGAATTAGGACGCGGAACTCGTCAAGATGCCGACGCTCAAGGTCGCGTAAGTCGATTGGACTTCCGTGAACATATGCCGCGAAACGCGGTCAGTGTCGCTGGCACTATTGGATGCACCAGTTTCAAAAACATCAATCTGATCGCCAATCTTAGCGCCGAGTACCTTGGCATCCGTAAAGTGCGTGGATGCCGCGACCACCGCTCTGGTATGTGAAGACACATAGAACCAATTACGGGGTCCAGCAATCGGCTGATCGCCAATCAGAAGCGGAGGGTTCGCGCCAGCACTTGAACTAGCTTTTGCATACGCCATGTTCAGCCCTCCTAAGTTGCAACGTAGGCGGAACCGTCATGGTTCATCAAGACGCCGCCAGCGTTTTGCAAAAGCTTCGAGCCCATGAAGGCCGACACACGGGCATACGAGTAATCCTGTTCCTCGTCATAGCCGACGACGTTCTTGGTGGACTCATTGAGCGAGTCCGTGTCGAAAGCGTGGCCGATGCAATTGCGGTGATAGACGTAGCACTTCTCGGTCGAGCCTGTAGAACCGGCACCGACTGAGCCAGTGAGCCGTGGATGGACAATCCAATTGATGCCCGCCCAACGCCGGAACAATTTCGTCGCTCCGACAAAAGGTTGAACAGCAACATAGTCGGAAGACGAATATTCGGGAATCTGCATCAAGTACCCTTCAAAGGCAGGGGTGATTAGACCGACCATATTGTCTTCCTCTTCGATGGGAACGAAGTTGTCCCCAAGGATGACTTTGGCATGAACCACCATGTCGAGGGTGGCGGTCGCCGCCGAAGTACCAACGTCGTTGGTCAGGGTATCAAGTTGGGCGATGATGTCATCGTCGATCTTCCGATTGATGACGGCCATCGTAGTCTTTTGCATGATGCGTTTCTGGTTGCCTTGGCTGGCAAAGATATTGAAGCCAGTCTTGCGAACCAGATCATGCCACTCCAACAGCGTGGCGGTGAGTTGGGTCAGATTGTCGGCACGGGCCGGAATCAAACCGTTCACGCCGCGAGTTGTCGCGGTCGCAGAGCCGGAGTCCGCCACAAGGAAAGTCGCTTGGTTTCCCTTGATAACGGTTTCGGTGACTGTCGTCGTGCGTAAGCGTGATTGCTCGTCCTCGAAACCGGCGATGAACTCCTGACGGTACTGAATCTGATATGCTGTTTCAGCCATCGGATTTCCTCCATCATTGGTTAAGATGACGGGTTATCCAAAATTCGGGGGAGGGGGTTATCCCTTGCGGGGGCCGCTACGTCCGATTATGGGACCGTGGTTGCGTAGTGGGCCGGGGCC